CCGTTAAGTTGAAGTTGGAAATCAGTAGTTGGTAAATTACTGAAATCTGTTGCAGTGTCTTCTCTATTAACCCATACTAATTCTTTAACAGGGTGATTAAATGAAAGTTTGGATTTTGTTGTTGTAGCACCTGCTGCAATTGATTCACCACCAGTAAATTGAACTTGTTCAATAAGGTATTCATGGGATAATTGGGCAAAACGACGACGTTCGTCAGTATCTAAGAAGATATAATCAGCCCATAATTCTACATTTGAAACAGTTGCACCGTCACCAAGTGCTGTTTTTGAACCTAATGTAAGATTGATTTTAACTTCGTGATATTGTAAAGCAATTAATGGTAATGCTAAACCAATATTACGGCAAAACCAGAACTCAAGAGGAACATATACTGTGTTTACATTTGTATCACCACCATTATAATTAACCATTGTTTTAAAACCAGTTTCTTTACCTTTAGGAAGTGTAAGTTCATTCCAGATATTCATCCATTCACCATATTGACGATCAATCATTTGACCACCAATTTCAACTTCTACTTGTTCAATGAGTTTATGTCCAACCTTTTTAACACTATTAGTTCCTGCTTTCACTTTAGCTTGTAAGTATAACTTATGAACTAAATCACCATTACGGGAGATTTGGCAAGTTACACGCTGACCTAAGGTAGCATTTCCATTAAAGGTTTGTTGAATTGACTCAATAGAGAAGTTAGTATGACGACGATAAACTACTTTGAAGAAAGTTATTTGAGGGTTGCCAGTAAGATATACATCTTGGGCACCATAAGCTACAAGTTGAAGAAGACCTCCACCCATTTTATCTTTATTATTAGATAAGATAAAAAAATATTTGTTAAATAATTTATATTCTTAAATTATAATAATTATGTTTAAAATTACTGAATATTTTTCGTTTTATGTTTTATTATGGTATTTCTTATATATGTTAAATATTATACCTTTTAATCCTATTATTAGTTTCTATTTAATTTTATCATTTGTATCTTGGTTAATATGTTATATGATTTATCTTAAAATATCTACAAAAAAAATATTATATTTTATTTTAATTGGAGTTATTTTTGCAAAAATAATACCAATTTTAACATTGAAACATGTTTTTAATCCTATTGATCTTGTATTTGGTTATTCAATGTTTTTTATTTATTATATTATACTATATTATACAAAAAATGTTGAACCTATTCAACATTACTTAAACTTTGTTATATATTTACAAAAATTACCAAATAATCTTTCAATTTTAGATTTAATTAAAAATTTAATTAGAATAAGCTAAACCACCCATACCACTTAAAATACGTAAAACATTATAATTAACACCCCATACCCTTATTGTTCCTCCTTTTTTAGGTTTTACTACAAGTTTTGCAGTATCTATTCTTGACATATTTAATGTTCCTGATGGTTGATGTTCTTCCGGTTTTAATGCAAATGAATATACATTAATACCCGCATTACTTGGTATATTTGTGTGATGTTGATATGGTTGGACCAATGAAAAATAATCTCCATTTCTTTTTGCAAAACGATCATTTCCATTTAATTGTAAATTAGCTGAAGAAATTGAATTATTTCCATCTGGATCTATACCAAATAAGGTATTTTGAAGTAATGAATTTGAATTATTACCAAATCTATCGATTGCTTCACTATTAGAATCTGCAAATACTGTAGAATCCGTATAATTATACCATTGATTTTCTAAATTTGCTTTATCAGTATCATTAATAGTCCATATAATTTCTTTTACAGGGTGATTCATAACTAAAGATACACTTTGTTCATTTGTTCCACTAACTGTATTTTCATTCATTTGTACTTGTTCTATTAAATATTCGTGTGATAATTGAGCAAATCTTTTACGTTCATCTGTATCTAAAAATACATAATCACACCAAATCGTTGCATTCTTAATTGATTTTCTATTAACTGTTCCAGTTGTATTTTTAACATACGCAGTTCCATTATAAGTGCAATTATCAAAAGATTCTATTTCTATATTTATTTTTACTTCGTGATATTGAAGAGCAATTAATGGTAATGCTAAACCTATATTACGACAAAACCAAAATTCTAAAGGAATATATATTTTATTATCTTTAAAACTTGTCATATCAGAATCTGCACCAATCATTTCTTGATAACCATCCATTTTTCCAATAGGTAATGATAATTCATTCCAAATATACATCCAATGTGAATATTGTTTATCAATCTTTTGACCACCAATTTCAACTTCAACTGATTTTAATAAACGATGACCAATAAAATTAACATAACGATCTAAATCTTGTGTAAGAATATTAACAATACTATTTCCATCATATAATTTTTCTAATTCTACTTCTACATACATTTTATGCACTAAATCACCATTGCGAGATATTTGACACGATACACGATTTCCCCAATCAAAATTACCATTAATAGATTGTTGTATAGATTCTAATGAAAAATTAGTATGACGACGATATACAACCTTAAAAAAAGTAATTTGAGGATTTCCAGTTAAATAAACATCTTGCGCACCATAAGCAACTAATTGTAATAATCCACCTCCCATTTATTAATTAAGCATATAAAAAATTAACTTGCAAAAAGTATTTAAATATGATGAAAGAAAGATGTAGTAAGAAAAGAATACACGTAGTAGATAATACAAAAGAAATTTCAACATTAGACGATATTCATATTAATAGTATAAAAAAATTTGAAATTAAAAATAAAAGAATTGAGGAAATTACAAAACAAATAAAAGAATTGAATATAATTGCAATGAGTGATATACCTTGGTTATCCAATGTAGAAATTAGGGAAAAAATAAAAGATTATAATAGTGAATTGGATAATCTTAATGAACAAAATGAACTTGATTATTATGAAAATGTCGGTGAAATATTATTTAATTATTATGACATTGTTAATCAAAATGCTAATGTTAAAAAAATAAATCCTAAAAAATATACTATCCTTGAAGCACTTAATATTCAAACAGATGATTGTGATTCAAACATAGATAAATGCGAATATAAAGATAAATCAAAATTAGTTAATGAATATTTAGCTATAACAGATAATAAATATATTAACCATATTGATGGAGAATTTACAAATTCTAAATGTATAAATTGTAATAACGAAATGACTAATTTAGTTCAAGAAGCTTTAATTGTATGTTTAAAATGTGGATATCAAGATGTTTTATTAGCAGAACAAAATAGACCTATAATGTTATATGATAAAAAAGACGGTATTCATTATAGTTACAAACGAATTAATCATTTTAGAGAATGGATATCACAAATACAAGGTAAAGAAAGCACTGATATACCAAATGAAGTATTTGAAAAAATACTTAATGAATTAAAAAAAGAAAAAATAACAGATACGACTAAATTAAATCCAAAGTTTATGAGAACAATATTAAAAAAATTAAGAACACATAAATATTATGAACATACTGCATATATTATTAATAGAATTAATGGTATTCCACCACCTCAATTTTCACCAGAATTAGAACAAAATTTATCTAATATGTTTATGCAAACTCAACCATTATTTATTAAATATGCACCCGCAAATAGATTAAATTTTATTTCATATTCTTATATTTTACATAAATTCTTTTTAATTTTAGATATGCCCGAATACCTTGCACTATTTCCATTATTAAAAAGTAGGCAAAAAATTGCACAAAATGAAGAAGTATTTAAGAAAATTTGTAAAGAATTGAAATGGACTTGGATTCCTAGTATTTAAAAATGTCTCTATTATTATTATTAATCAATGTATATTATATTTGACACTGAAACAACTGGTTTAATACCAAAAGATTCTTCTAATAATTTTTATTCTTATAAAAATACAGTAAAATATGATAATTCAAGAATGATTCAAATTAGTTATGAAATCCTAGATTATAATTTAAATATTATTGTTTCTAGAAACTTTTATATTAATGAAGTAGATGTTATTCAAAACTCACAATTTCATAATATTACAAAAGAATTATTAGAAAATGAAGGTGTTACTATAAATGATTTTTGTACTATATTTGAAAAAGATCTTCTTCAATGTAATTGTATAATAGCACATAATTTACAATTTGATTATTGTATTCTATTAAGCGAACTTTATAGATTCGGTTTTATTGACATTATTAATAAAATTAATACTATGAAGTTTTGTTGTTCTATGAGAAAAACTAGACACTTTGTATGTAAAAATAATAAATTTCCTAAATTATTAGAATTATATAATTATGCAAATTCTTCACAACTTCAATCATTACCTAATGCACATAATGCTATAAATGATGTTATTTACCTGCGGACAGCTTTAATTAAATTAAAGGAA